TATTATTTTTTGTCTTCAAAGCTGTTGTCATTAAACATTTCCTGTCTAAAAATCCTAAAGTTTCTCGGCCCATCAAAACCTAATTGATAGGATCCATCCACTGCTCGCTTAAGGGTGACCACCAGAATCTTGTTCGGGTCGGCTTCATCCCAAATTAACACTGACTCATTCAACTTTCGCTCAAGTACCAGCATCCTTGCTACTCCTTATCTTTTGGTTCATCGTCATGTAAAACCGCCATGTACTCAGCCAGGACTTCTAGATGTCGTTTCACTCTCCCTTCAATGTGTTTCTGTTGTCGTTTGGTATTCTCAGGATGCAGTTGTGAAGAAAAGTCCAAGACCTTGGACATCTGATCCAGTAACAGGTTTGCCATTTGTCGTGTCATCCGTGCCATGTGTGTCACTCCTATAAACTTATTCTATCTTAATAGTTTAAAGTTGTCTGTCTGACACCTGCCTGACATCTGCCGTCAGAAGTCTGACATGGCTATCTGTTGATTTTGTAACCACCCTTAGCTCGGATGATTATCATGCGTTCGACCATGTTGGACAGGCATGCTCTGAAGGAAGAACTGTTTTCAAGCTCTAGAAGATTGGCTATTTCTTGGGCTGATATGATTTCTTTTTTAACGAACTTAAGAATCAGCAATTCAAGCTCGGTAAAGAACCGCCAGTGCTTGGGTCTTTTATTTTTCTTTTTGGAAGGTAGGGCATCCTGCCCTAATGGTTCATCCTGAACTAGTTTAAAATGTTTGGCATCGTCTTGATTATTATTCATGGTTAGAATCCTTTCTAAATGGTGTTGTCTAAAGTGTTAGTTTTGAAGCTCATGATTGAGGCCACCAATAAAGTCACCATTGGGAATCGGTGTCCCTGCATAGTGACTGGTCATTCGTTGATCAGTATGACCCAGCAATATTCGTGCGGCCTCTAAACCATGCATTGTTTGCATGTGTCTGGCTCGGCCAGAGCGAATGCCTCTAATAGTCCATTCAGGCGGGTTCGTTAGGATTCCATTCTTAATTAAATGTAGGGTACATTTTTTCACTTGCCGTTGGTAGGTTAGCCGTGTCAAAAATCCTTCAATATTTTTTTTACTGGGAAATAGGAATCCTTTAGAGCATGGTTCAATCTGTTGAACAATCCTAATGGCATCAGCCCCAAGGTATAACTGCCGATCCTGACCCCTCCAAGCACCCTTATGGTCAGGTAAAGTCCAGATCCAGAGGTCAGGCTTAACTTTAGAAAAGTTGTTGGAATTGATCTGCACTATCTCGCATGGCCTAGCAGCTGTGAGCCAGTGCAGCTGGATTAGGTTAGACAGATATGTAGGTAGGTGTGGCAGAAGTTCTGCAATTTGTATCCATGTGACAGATTTAGTCCTGACAGGTGCGCGACCCTGCCTAGGGTTTGGCATCCACATGGATTTGCATGCTAAGTAGGTTGCTTGGCTAACCTTGCCCTGCTCCCAGCAGAAACCCACCCAACGGATAATCCGGTGCAGGTATTCCCTAATAGTCTTGCGGGCCAGCCCCTGAGCAATCATGTGATCCCTAAATTTTCTTAGGTGGGATACAGCTAATTTCTTGGGATCAGGTAAACTGACACACTCCATGAACTTAGCCTGGGCACAGCGATGTGTGGTTAGTTCGGTGGAGTTTTGTAGATAGGTCTGGAGGTAGTCCAGAAAATTACGAAACGAAATGGTGATCAAACTTTTCATAGGGTTCCATCCTAGTAAGGGCAATTAAAAACCTTATCTAGGACAAACCACTTATATCAGTCGGGGAGACAGGATTCGAACCTGCGACTTCTTGGTCCCAAACCAAGCGACTTTGTACTAGATAATTAGAAGTCTAGTAGATCATCATCATCGATGTCAAGGGTAATTCTTTTAGGTGCCCAATTATTTGATAACACACCCTTTCTTTTCTTCATGCTTCCATCTGATTTAAAATAGCAATCTGGTGTTACCACTGCATCGTCTGGATGATGAATTTCCCTGAGATCCTCTAGCCTTTGCGCCATCACTTGCATCTTTTCTTCTGACCCTGGTAGAAACTGAGTTGGGGAATCTGGTAACCCAACAGGTTCTAGAAATGCGTTGGTATTTCTTTCTACCCTGTGTCTGGTGTCAATCTTTAATGGGTCAGATTCTGGCCTCTGATAACAGGCTAGGCAGAGGTTTCTAGATTTGTGTGGTTTCGTTTGGCCGCATAATAAACATTCAATCAGCCGGACTGTAGGCATAGGGGATCCTAGTGCGGATCCATCCTAAGGTCGTGTTTCAATTTTCCGATAATACCTGACACAGTCCATCCTAACATCTCTGTTATGAGAGCGCCAGTTTAGCAGGTGGCCATGAACAAAGTGACAGCGACCACTTCCCATGCAGAGGGTAATTAGATTTTCAAAGTCTAGTTCTAGGGATTTGCCTGCAGCGGTATGGTATGGAGTGACATGATGCACCTCTAATTTTTCGGTGCTACCACATGCAGCGCAAAATGGATTCAACTTTAGAAACTGCGTTCGGACCCCAGGCCATTTAGATGACCTAGGGATTCCAAAACATAATCTATCTGGCTGTCTAGAATGCAGCATTGATCAGAAATTTAATCAAGACTTTCAACACGATACCCCATGGGATAACTGCAAACTTGATGGGTGAACCTTCAGGTGGGGTTTGATACTCACCTTTGATCATTTCTAGGAGGGTGATAACCTCAGCATCTGATACTGGGTAGGTGTGGTTTACTTCTGTGACTGGTTGATTCAAGGGTACTTGGGTGGCAGCATAACCTGCTAAATTCCAAGCTGCATTGAGAGCTGTTTGTAGGGGAATAGGTTTGCCCCTAAGTCTGTCGATTAATATTCCTACACCCTCTATGGGTAAGTCCTGGGGAAATGGTAATAGCATTAGTTCTTTTTCTCCTGTGCTTCTAGGTGGTCTGAAATTTTTTGTGTTAGATGGATGATCTGGCTGCTTTGATCGTGTTGGGTATCTACGATCCTAGATATGCCTGCCTCTAATCGGTCAAGGAATATCAAGTGCCTTTGATGAATGGGCATTAGGATGTTATTTCCTAACCATCTAGCACTATTATGGATGCCATAACCAATGGCTATAAGGGCCACCACTGGTAGCCCTAATCGGTCAATGATAGTTAGCCAGTCAAAGCTATACACAGCATCCCCCCCTTTTAAATCTGCCTTTAATTCTAAATCGGTCACGGGTGATTCTTGGTGCGGGTGAGGTGTAAACTGCTGCACCTGATACACATGATTGGCTGAATCGTTTGCATTCTTCACAGGAAGAATCCACTGGTGCTACTGCCAAGATTGCTGCTACGATAAAATACATACTTACTCCTGTTAAATTAACCAATCAAGTTTCTGTACTGGGAAACCCTCAAAATTTGACAGGGAAAACACTTCCCCATCCTTACAAATCCAATCCATGTCCTTAGCCTGAATCCAAAATCCACCTTCTGGTTCATGGTAATTACCAGGGGATTTCCCATGGCACACACCCCAGCTATTTTGAATCCAGAAAATGTCGTTAAGCTCGGGATGATCCACCCATGCAAGGCAGCACATTTGATGACCCCACTGGGTCACCCTTCTATTTAAGATGACTGCAGGTGTGCCTTTAATTGGTGGTTGCATTTCCCCACCCCAGTTGCTGGCACAGGTTAAAGGGTATCCATTGATCAAAGCTGCCTTGGCTTCTTGCCATGACTTGATTCTGGCTGATGTTTGCAGGGTGTATTTTTTAGACTGTAATAGGAATGCAGGTTTGATTGCTGCACCATCTGACCACTGCATTTCAGCAGCTTCCCCCCATGTCCATGCACCATCTACTAATTTTGGTTTTGGTACAGATGGATCATCCGATGGCAAGGTGCCAAATTTCATTAGTGCTTCTATTGCTGCACTGCCGAAACTTCCTTCCCCTCTACCACTCATCCCAGCAAGTTCGCGCGATTTCCCATAGGGCAATAACCAGAATGGACATACTGGATTTTCAAGCTGGCCGAGTTGGTTTACTTCAATCGATTCAAGGCACCACAAAGCCATGCCTAGGCCATTACCAACGCAACTGCCAGTTTGCTGGTAGAAGGGTTTATGATCATGAATAAAGCGATAAAGAAGGGCTGAGGTGGGTTCTTTGTATTTGCCCCTAATCTTAAAGGGTTCCCATCGAGATTGAATTTGGGAATCCAGTTCTTTCTGTTCTGATGTGCGTTCACTGGGTGGAATCCATCCTAGATTGGTTGGTCCGGTCATTTAGTTATTCGTTCCAGTGCCTTAGATATTTCCAGAAATTTCCCAGATATCATCTTTTTTATTTTTTCATCCAGTTTTGCATCTGGATCAGTCGGGAAATTTACTAACTCTGATTGTATCCTTACTCTTATTTCTCGCAAATCTGAAGGACTTAGCACCCTTGCTGCTGCTTCTTTGCATAGGGCTAATAACTCCCCTGCGGTTTGGACTTCCTCACCCTTAACAGTAGTTGCAAAGCTGGCATAAAGGCTGGATAGTTTGGTTACTTTAGATTGTTTATCATCCTCTGAAAGTGACACATAAAGTGACTTTAGTTCTTTGGTTAATTTGCTGGTGGTCTCATCGGGTGCTGGGGTGGGTTCAGGTGGATCACCAATGATGACAGTGGTTAGGGCAGGCTTGGATGCCTGATCCCCTTTGGCAGCATAGGCTAGGACTCGGTACTTACCAGGAGCATTTGCGCTCACCACTGCGGTGGTGGTATCCCTGAGCAGCTCCACTGGAAAAAGGTTTAGCCCTGCATCCAGTACCACCCATTGAACACTCTTGCAATCCGTAACACTGGGGATGGAAATAAATTGCCCTGGTTGCCCATGGATTTCTTGTGGCAGGGTAACCTGCTGACCTAGGGTTAATAATAGAATGGGTATTAGGTTCATTATTTATACCTGTGCATCAAAGTGTTGTTTAAGTAACCGCTTGAGCTGTTTAATTTTCACATCCACTTCTGATCCTTCTGGAAAGAAGTCGGCATCATTCACCACCTTTTTTTTATTTCGATTGATGAAGGTAACATTGCAGCCTGCAACTCCAAATTCACTTTGCACTGTTTCGGTTATGAGTATTTCCATGATCGTTCCTAGGTTTTGATGATATAATTTAAGACCACAACAGGTGGTATAGTTGCAACTCCAGTAGGTGATGCGCTTCCAACTGTGTGCGAATGTTCTACGCTTGTGCTAGCTGTAGTGACCCCATCATTGTTAGCGGTTCCAGTCCAACTGTTTGGGTTCGTCTGGTAATCACCACGGTTACCACCACTACCTACATACCTTAAAAATATATTTGTTCCGATTTGGTGATTATGGTTTGCGTTTGCGCTCATATTTCCTGTGGATATTTGCGGAATGTTTCCACTTGCTAAAGTTACAGTTTCTCGGCCTAGCCACTGGCCCCTAGTCCTAGCTGTTTGTGCGGTTCCAGATGGTGCGCCTGTGCCTGATGAGTTTAAGCCAACGCCACTTCCGGCACCCATCGGGAGCCTGCCCCTCAGGTCGGGCAGGGTAAAATTTAGCCCTGCACCACCAGTGTAGGCAGATCCACCATAGGTGTTAGAAATGACTGCGTGCAATGCTAAATAAGTGGAACTACTCACACTCGACCCATCGCATAATAAATACCCAGTCGGTGCTGTAGATCCTGCATAGGGCATAAGTGCGCCAGTTGGCATGGATGATGATGCTGCTGGGGTAGTGCTTTGCCAGGTTGTTCCATTTGATGTTAGTAGGTTGCCACTGCTACCAGGAGCAACAAAGCTTGGGGTGCTGGTGCCGTTACCAAGGATCACATTATTTGCTGTGAGTGTGGTTAGTCCTGTGCCACCATTTGCCACAGCAAGTGTTCCTGTGTGGTCGGATCGATTAAGGGAACCCACCAAAACATTAGCACTGCCTGTAGCATTGCCTAAGTAGATTTTACCATCGGCTGCATTTATTCCAAGTTCCCCACTAGCCAGAGTAGGGGTATTGGTTGCTGTGTAGGATCTCTTGGGCTTGATGATGTTTGCCATGGGCAGTCCTTAGAAGGTTGACCCATCAATGGTAGATGAACTAGAAAGATAGTCAGTGCCTGCACTTGCTGCGGTCAAACTGCTTCCAGACTTCTTGAAGATGGCCCCTTCTGCTGCTGCCGATAGATCCCCACCTGTGCCACCTTTAGACAGGGCAATTGCTGTAGCACTCCATGTGCCTGTGGTGATCGTTCCTAGGGTAGTAATAGAGGACTGACCCACATAAGAACTGTGAATGGCTAGCTGATTACTGCCATTAGTGGTGATGCTCGATCCATCCACATTCACATTAAGAGTGGTTCCTGAGAATGATAGATCTGTTCCAGCAGTGATAGCACCCGAGCTGCTGAACATGGTGAATGATAAAGAAGTTGTTCCCAAGGTTATTGTGTTTGCAGTAGTTAAAACATAACCCCTGCCACCATTGGTTGTGCCCTCTTCCACAAAGGTGAATGCACCTGAGTTAAATTCACCACTGGTGTCTGCATCGGTTGAGCGTGTCCAAGCTCCAACAGCAACATCGTAGATGCCATTCTGCGCTCCTGCTGTTTGGTTCTTTACCAGGACTCGATCACCCGCAGATGCTACCACACCATCAATGGTTTGTGTGCCTGACAATGTGATGTTTGCAGTGGTCGCTACCCTGACAGATGATTTGACATCTAGACCAGATCGCGCTGCATCCACATAGGCTTTGGTAGCTGCATCCTGTGCGCTAGTGGGATCTGCAAGGTTAGTTATTTTATTAGAGTTAAGACTTATGTTAGATGTCGGCACTGCAAATTCATCGAGCCTTTTTCCCAGAACATAAGTGCTGATGCCAGTTCCTGAGACTGTACCAGTTAAAGTGACTGACCCTGTGAAAGTGTTAGTCCCTGAAAAAGTTTGTGTGCCTGTGAGAGATCCAGTTACACCAGGGCCAAAGGCAGCTACTACTGAGGTTGCCACACCACCACCTGCATCACCATAACCATAGTAGCCAATCCAAGCAGTGGATCCACCCACTTCATTGATTGCAATTTCCCCATTGTAAAGGGATGCAGGGGAACCTGCTGCACCTGTTGTTCTTCTTTTTAATCTGATCGTGTTAGCCATGATTGCAGTTCCTTAAAAGTTTCCACCATCGAGATAGTCTGAATTGACAAAGCTGTCAAAACTCTGGTTGTATTTAATAAGCTGACCATCAGCTAAGTTCATCAACAGCACATCATTTAGGTCTCTAAATTCGGTGTAGTTATTCCCACCTTCACCAGCATCACCTTGATCGCCTTTTAAGCCTCTAGGCCCATGCAGGTAGATCTCTAGGGTAGGTCGTTTATCTTCTACCACCACGATGGGTGCAGGGTCTAAAGTGATCCGGTTGGGTGCAGCTTCTATTAAGAGTGAGGGCTGATTGATAACCTCAAGCTGATCAGGATTTTGAATAAGTATTTGATCACTCATCGGGTTACCTCACCATTGACAGTGACCTGACCTTGAATCAGTCGGGTGACAGTTGATCCGTTCACTATCTCTAGATCGTAAACATAAACTGCGCCTGGTTCATAATCAGCAGTAGTGGCTGCAGAAAGTGTTAAGGTAATTTCCCCAGTTGCGCCACCTAAGGTGATGCCATTGCCGTTGGTTAGATTCCAGATAACTACATTTGATTCTAAGGATGCGCGAGCTTTGGATCTGGCAGTGTAGTTAGTGAGGTTAACAGGGACACCTTCCGAGTCCTTATAAATAAGGGTTTGGGAAAAAGTGGCCCCCTGATCGAGTGTGAAATTGACTTCACTTGCCATTTTTAGATTTCCTCTGCTGCATCAGCTTGGCCTGAATCTGTCGGATAGTAACTCTGATCAAACTGGGTTCTATATCACAGGGTTTTTCGATGATTTCAATGATTAGGAATCCACCTGAAACCACCCAAAGTCCAGTAATTCCTTGGTAATGCCAGTGATTATCCTTCCCTAAGCTTACACCAGCTCTGATGGCATCTCCAAACAGTAGAGATTGAGTCCATGAAGGGTGCAGTTCAAAGTGAATAACCATGGTGTTCCCCTTAAAGTGCTATGTACATCCAACCATGCAGGTTGGTGGTGGGGTTGCCATTGCCATCGATGTCTGCGGGTCTGACAATGGTGATGTAGAATGGTACACCTGCAGTCACAGCAAAAGATCCTGTCAGGTTATCTGATGAGGGCATCCCATAACTAGTCACATGGGTTCCATTGACATTGGATTCAAGGGTGTGGTTCGTGAAGGTGAAATTATAATTGAGGGTACCAGTGACAGCAGGGGTTATTTGCCAGTTCACATAATCGGATCCATACTGACTCGAGCTGGTGGAATCTAGGATGGCTTCATCACCCAATTTTCCAGCACCTGTGAAACTGTTAGAAAAAGTACCATAAGAAGTATTCAGCCCAGCACCCAAGAAGATGTCTGGTGGTGTAGGCGTTGGCGTTGGAGTAGGGGTAGGTGTTGGGGTAGGTGTTGGGGTAGGTGTTGGGGTAGGTGTTGGGGTAGGGGTCGGTGTAGGTGTTGGTGTAGGGGTAGGTGTTGGGGTAGGTGTTGGGGTAGGGGTTGGGGTAGGGGTCGGTGTAGGTGTTGGTGTAGGGGTAGGTGTTGGGGTAGGTGTTGGGGTAGGGGTTGGGGTAGGGGTCGGTGTAGGGGTGGGAGTTGGGGTCGGTGTAGGGGCAGCAAACCCCAGACTGGTGACATAAGCACCCGCATCATCGCTCTGAATGAAGTATGCGCTCTGGTGGTAGTGGTTTAAATCGCCAGCAGCTTCATAAAGTTCAGATCCAAGTTGATTGGATTTCAGGAATTTGCCTGATGCCCATTTGGAAAAAGCTATTACGATTTTTACTGGATTTCGAGTAATAAAGTCTGCCCCATATGGTTCATATATAGCTGAATTTGGGTTATAGTTTCTGACTATTCGTGAATCAAACCAAGTTGACCCCAAGCTTAGACCTGTTGGGTAACCATCATATTCATCTGATGCTGTAAATGATTGGATTAGGTTTTGATCACCTTCCCAATAATACTGTGGTAGATAAGACCTATTTACCCAAAATGTCTTATAAAAAACAAATTCATCATTTGAATACGAATTAAGACCGTTTGCAGGAAAACCACCTGAAGAAACATAATTACCATAATCAATATATTTTATATTACTTGATGCCAGGGGATAAAAGTTAGGGATTGCAAAGTGAAGTCTTCCTTTAATCCCTGCATAAGTTTTCAGATCACTCCAATAAGTTAGCGTTGCAGCATCATAAGTCAGGGTCTCTTCCACTAGACCTAAATTAATCGGTTCATCCTTGTTCTCAAAATAGGCATTAGGCATATAAACTTTGATTTGTGGAGGAGGTAATACCTGACCGCTGAAGGTAACTGTCAGGGTTTCAGGCACCAAACCTGCTGCCTGCATATTGGCTTCAAAATAAAAATAATTTGACCCAATATCATTTTGCATGGTCAGTGTATAAGTGGTGGATGGAAAAGTGTTTTCATTGGCTTGATAATAAACAAAAAAACCACCAACATTAATATTTACAAAGTAAAGCTGCAAACCTGGGTTAGACAGTCCTCTGTCTGTCCTATAATTTTTAAAAAACTGCATTATTGAAACATTCCATGTCGTTAATGCAGAGGTGAAAGGGTTTACAAATTGTACTGTAAATTGTGCAGAATTTAGAGACCCATACTTGTAAGTCTGGTCTCCACCATTTGGAAGATGCCAAAACATTTTCAGGTCTCTTGTTGCACCACCATAGGAAATCGAACCAGCATCAGGGCAGTTAGTAAAAACCTCTGGCACTGGTGGACAACAGACCACATTTTCTAATTCTGCTGCGCCTGGATGCCAGCAAGTAAGTGCCGGATAAGTGTAAACAGGAAAGTAAACAAGAAACAAAGTTCCACTAGCACTAGTGGCAAAATCCACTGGGCTTGTTTGCGCTTGTGCATCTGCTAGGGTTGTATAAATTTTGACTACTGAACTGGATATCCTTAAAAAATAAATCGTCTGCACTTGCACTTCAACAGGAAGATCCAAAGTAAACTTAGTAAAAAAAACTGTGTAAATTTCACCTGCGGTAATAGTTACCCCAGATATGGTCAGGCTATTTGTGCTGGCATTAATAGCGGTGCAATATCCTCCAGTAAGTCCTGCATGAGTTGTTGAGAACTGCATTAAGCACCTTCCAGTGCCACTACTCTGGCCGTTAGGTCTGTTATTGCATCAAGCATGGCTTGAATGTCTACTGCTGTATATGTCAAACCAGTTCCACCACTGTTCACCTTTACAAATTTTCCACCATGACCTGTGGTTGAAGGGAAATCAGTAAGGGTTGTTAGCTGTAAAGTTCTGTAACCCTTGACCCCTGCTGATGTGGTTCCATACACCCGATTATTCCCTGGGCTTGTTTCATCATTCACCAAACTTAGTGCAACATAGGCAGGGTCGTTAGGGTTACCACCACCTGCAATGGACTTTGTAGTTGTGATGTTGTTTGCTGAAAATGTAACGGATGCGCTACCAGATCCTACAGTTAGAACCTTGTAGGCATTGCTGCCGTAAACTGATGGGGTATCAGATAGAGCAATAAAGGTGGTATATTCAGCATCGACTATCGGGCCAAACTCCAAGCCAGTTGCTGCATCATTAACCTTGACCACTCGGCCCTGATTAGCGGTGTATGATTTTGCCGTGACATCACTGAGCGCAAGAAAATTTCTTATTACTGCGTTATCGTAATCAGCACCTGAAAAAGTAACTGTGCTTAGGGTTAAACCTTCTGGACCACATTGCACATCAGTTACCACATCGATCACTGCAGAACCACCACCAGAACTTGCACTGCTAACAGGTGGCAGACCTATCAGCACTCTTGGCTGTTCTGATCCGTTATACCCAAAGATCGTGCCTAGGTAGAAACCCTTGCCGATGCTCGGTGCTGCCTGATCAGATGCAAGCTTTGGTGTGAAAGTCGTGCAGGTAATCCCACCTGTCACGATCCCATCACTATTATTTTTGCCCCATTGCATTAGTCCATTTGCATCCACACCTGAGTTGATCGGATAGCACAGCACAGCACCAGGTATCACCCAAGCTTTAACTGTGGCATCATAGGTGCAGGTTACTGTGGCTGGAACATAAGCCCAAATTAATGCAGGGCTATGATCTAAGGGAATTTCATCATCGATCTCTGAATTGAAGGTGCCATCCTTGGACTTCTTTAATAGTCGCATTAATTGCTTTGCGGTTTCAAATTCAAAAGCTACTGGGTCTGGCATTAGAAGAATCCTAGTCCTGGTAAGGTTGCAAAATTGATGGTGCCGTAAACATCGGAACTAGAAAAAACTAAATAGCTATTAGCTGCACCCGCAGCAGTTTTTTTCCCTGCTCCATTAAGTCGAACTGGCTGAGTGATTTTAACCCCACCTTCAAAGATAGGTGCCCTCTCTCCATCATCCTTGCGGATCCGGTATCCCATATCTAACAAATGCATATCCCATCCTATTACTGTTTCCCCATCCACTGGATCTAAGCTGGTGTTGATCTCGATTTCATAGGTTAGCCTCCAGTATTGATAAGATCCTTCCAGCAATAACTCAGTGTTGATGTTCTTGATTTTGCCAGTCTTGGCCAAGATCCTTAGGGTGCATCCTGTGCCAGTGGAAAAAGTTACTGTAGATGAATTTACCTTGCCTATGTAGGTGGCTAAATCATAGCTATCAATCGTGCTAACATTGCAGCCAATGGAAAACACTGGCCTAAACTTTTCCACTGTAATGGGTGGAACAAATGGATCGCCTGCAGAGTTGTTAATGTTCGGAACTATGTAAGGGAATGAAACAAAATTCACCTTGAAATCTGGTGGTCTTAAGGTTGGTTCTGCTTCTCTATCTGCAGGTTTTTGCCCTGCCTGTTGGGTTTCCACTGCGGGTGGTGGAGTGCTGCCACTGGGTGATGATGATGCTGCATCTGGGTTAGATGAATACTCTATCGTGACTTTCCAAGTCTGTGGGTCATCCTGTTCAGGTGTGATGTTGACAGACTGAGCGTATGAATCATCATCCCCAGGGAATAGATCCCCAATCTGTGGGCAGTTTGCATGGGCATAAATTGCATCATAGATACTAATATCAGTCTGCTCTAGGGTGTCGGTGTGAACAATGAAGGATCGCGAAAAAGTATTCTGGTAACTCCTATCCAGAGTTCCTTTTCTCTCCTGCCATAGCTCTTCAAATAGATCAATCGCCATGGTTAGTTCCTTATGGGTTCAGTGCAACAGCAATGGCTTGGGGTTTTGGCATTGCTGCGGGTAGATTCTTAATAGCTTCTGCAATTTCTCTAGCAGCTTCTAGCTGTTGCGCTTCTACCTCTGCAGCAGCTTCCATCAGTTGTCTAATTTCTTCTTGAACATTCTTGGCTTTGCCCATCTCATCAACCTTGACTTGAAATTCTGCAGCCGATCCAGCCTGCACTGCGGATGCAAACTGCTGTGGACCGCCTAGCCCAGTAGCTTGTTTAAGTTTGGCAATGGCATTAGCACTTCCAAGAGCAAAGGCCATGGCCCCTTCTTTGGATCCATCCATCATGCCTTTAAGTTTTGCTACTTCATTTTCATACTGCTGTAGTGGGGTAATGTTATCAGCGAAAAACTTCTTCCACCCTGGTTCTTCTATCCTCATCGGCTTTTGAACTTCATCACTAAGCTGTTGCCACTGGCGATCAAATGCAGCCAATTCCATCTCAGCTAATTGCATTTCTTCTTCTAATGCAGTTAGCCAAGTACCACCCCCATTGGATGCAGGTTGCATCATGTCATTAATATCATTAGGACCAAAGCCACCACCTGCCCCACTAAATTCTGTATCCACTAATGCCTGGGCATTTTGAGCTGCTTGGCCTAAAGCATTGGCTAGGTTGTTGACCCCATCCGCTGCATTGTTTGCTGAACCGCCAATAGTTTCCACCCCTGTTGCCCAGTCGTAGACATCTGCACCAGATTGAACGATTGCCACCCCTGCATCTGCTACTGGATCAAGAAGATTATTCTGAATCCATCGGGCCATGCTGTCACCCTTTTTGACAATGTCGATAGTGATGACCACCACATCTTTGGCAAAACCAAGTAACCATTTTAGGTCATCGATAAAAGGTTTTAAATCTGCTAGCATCTGCTCTGCAGCTTTTCGAACCTGTTCAAGCATTTCATCGATGGTCATTTTTTCGGTAAATATAATCCACTCATCCACAATGCTGGAAAGATTATCCATCACCATCCCAGTAGTAGTGGAAACAAAGGCACCAATCTTTTGTAATAGGGGTTCTAGATCCTCAGCCTTTTTGAAGACTGAATCAAAGAAGTTTGTAACGGAATCACCAAGGTTGACTAATCCAAAACCCTCTAGAAGACTGGTTCCCAGTTTCTGAATCAGCACTTCAATATTATTGGTAACCCTGCTCCAGACTCCTGAAAAACTATTGGCAGATTCCTGTGCTGCTGCTGCCATGTTTGGCATTGCTGCTGCATCCTGTAAACCCACCGCTGCATCCGTAACTGATATCAGCCCTGCTGCTACTCTGCGCTTAAGCTCATCAACACTGATACCCATCCTGCTAGCCATAGCTTCAAAGATCGGGATCCCCTCTTCAGCCAGTTTGCCCAAGGCAGACATAGTTGCCACACCCTCACTAGCCATGTCTGCTAGTTTATCTGTGATCAGGGCTACAATCTTTTCGGGATTCCCTAGGGCTACACCCAGTCTGTTAAAGTCCTTGATTAAACCAGTAACTACGTCGGGTCGGAATTTCATTTGGCTTAATCGGGTAGCTGCTTCACCCAATGCGTTAAAGCTGGCACTGGGGCCAGTCTTCATGATGTCTTGCAAACCTTTAGCTATTCCTTTAAATCCGGTCAGTGCCTTAAGTCGGTTGTCCAGTTCTTGGAACTTACTTCCTGAATCAATAACCTTGGCACCTAGATCAATCACAGAGGATGTAATCTTAGTTACCAGATTCAAAGCCCCATCAAAGATCTTGCTGAATGCGGATGTGAAGAATCCTATGCCTAGCATGTCGGTAATTTTCATCCCACCACTGGATGATGCACCCTTAGATTTTTGCCCACCACCTGCATTAATTTTGTTGGCTTTATCGGTAGCATCCATCAATTTTCTAGTGGAATCCGCAGCTAGATTATTAGCTTTATTGAATCCACTTGTTTTTGATGCTGCTGAATCCATCGCAGATGTGAAGCTTGATAGGTCTGCTGTAACACTTAGACTGGCTCTACCTAGACTTGTATCTGCCATGTCTATTTCCTTTTCTTAGTAACTAACCCACCTAACATCGCTGCCAACTGTGCTGGGGTTTGTTTCTGCTCTGCTCTCTCACCTAACCAGTCAGGGATAAAATCAGATAACTTGTGTTTGCTGGTGCTGGTGCAAGCCACTTGGGTGTGCTGCATGCTTCCAGCTAAGAAATCTAATCGCGCATCCCCTATAGGTTCGATCTTGGCAAATGCCACCCATTCCATTAATTCACTGTGGCTCATCTCCTGCTCAATCTCGCTTACCATCTTCTTTAAGTGTCCAGCCAATCGAAACAAAAATAGTCTCGATGGGCTTTCCCTTAGTTTTTTTCCGCATCCTCTACTGCACCTGCACCTATTCGATTGATCTTAAGAATCGCATCAAAGATCTTTTCAAGGATTGTTGCAGGTAACACATTCACTTCTGCTATATCAGCCTCAGTAAATAGCGGTTTTCCTAATTCATCGCAGCACCCCTTGATTAACATCCTTGCTCTAAGGTTGTCAGGGGTTTTACCCTTAGTTCGTGCTGAATTGAATTCGTTATCTATGCTGTCTCGTTCACCAACTGTCAGACTTCTGACCCAAACAGATCCTTCCCACTCGGTTACCAAAACTTCCTGCCTAGGCAAGTTGTCTTTTTTAGCAAGGATCTGTGATCGAGATAAAGCCATATTAAAAAGCTCCTAATTAGTCTGGGTAACAAATACCCGAGACTTTGACAGTGAAAGTACACTTAATAAGCTCATCACCCACAGCAATGGAACTGATGCCCCTGCTAGTGATAAATCCATTAACAGTAACTGAAAAAGATATGGGTGCAGGAATTGCAATTACAAAAGCTGATTCCGTTCTGGCTACTGCGATTGCATTTAATGCAGCAAAATTTGCAGAGGTCAGATTGCATTCAAAGCTCATTTCACCTGCATCCTCTAATCCAGCTATAAATTCATGAGCTTGATTAGATGTGCTTAGGTTAGTCACCTGAATCGAACCAATTTTGCTAACTGGTGGAGTGATGGATATCACCTCAGCAACAGCAGAACCAGCAGTAAGGGTAACACCATAAGTAGATTGAACAGCCATAGTTCTAGCCTCCAAAAAAGTCGGTTACAGTTTCAGTAAATAAGACCACCACATCAATCGTTGCTCGGTGGATCCCAGTATCCTTTGCAGATTCTAGATCCCACCCCACATCCTGCGAATCCAATCTGGACTGATGGATGTAAGTGGTG